AATAGCTGTACCAACTCCTGTAGTTGCTGCTTGTTTTTTACTTCCACCAGCTAACAAAGTTGCACCAGCAGCAAATAGACCACCACCAGCTGGACTTGTAAGAAAACCACCAGCACCTGAAGGAGCATATGCACCACCTGATAAAGGAGTAAAGGATGAAGCTGTACTAGATGTAATTCCACCTGTACTAAATCCGCCCATACTACTTTTTAAATAATTAATACCTAAGTCAAATGCACCACCAATTAATCTATTGGTTAATTCTGCTTTTTGTTGACTTTTTTGAATTTGTTCAATTCTATTAAAGTATTCATCTGCATTAAATCCTCCACCAGCTTGTCCTGATGGAAACTGTTGCATAATTTTAGAAACTTTATCTAATGCTGTTTCTGGAGCAACTGCAGCACTTGTTGTGGTTGTTAAACTTGTAATAGGTTTTTGTTCTACTTCAACTTCACCAGCACCCTTTTGAACTGTTTTAACTTCACCTGTTTCTGGATCGGTAATCGTTTGAATTTGACCTGGCATTTCTCGCATAACTTTTTTAGTTTGCTCACCTAAGTCAGTACCACCTACTAATTCTGTTTTTTGTGTTGGCGTATACGCTTCAAACTCAGATGCATTAAATTTTTGTGCAGGTGTTGATTTAAATACATCTTGTGTATCTAATGTATATAAACCATTTGCATCCTGTTTAAGTGTATATGCCATATATTATTCCTTATTGCGTTTGTGTGCTTCCTGTAGGTTGAGTAGCTGCCGCACTAAAGCCAGTTTCCCCTGGCATCGGTACATTACCTGTTCCGATGTTGCCACCTCCAACTCCTGATGTATCTGTTGGCGAAGCTCCAACAGGAACTGCTCCAGGCGTTGCCATTTGATTTTGTCCTCCAGCAGAGGCTCTATTAGTTTGATTTCCATTTACCATTCCCATTATGTTTGCAAAGATTGCTGCTTTTTCAGGATCATTGATTAGTTGTTCTGGATCAATATCCAATGATTTAGCAATTTCTTTAAGACATGTGTTCCATTTTACAAAAGGTGCTAATGAAGGATTTGAAGCCGTTTGCATAAAAGTAATTAGTCTTTGTGATCTAACTTCTTTTTGCATTAACGAAGAAGTACCTTCAGCTTTAACTTCTAAGTCTCCTTTTATTTCTGGAGCATCATCATTAAATTGCATGTTCCAATGATATAATGCTTCACCTAGGGGTTTCAAGAGGTAATCATCAATATTTTTTATAACTGTTTTAATACTTAATGCTGCAGCACCCATCAACATAGACATACCAGAAGCAGTTCTAGTTGTAGATTGAATACCAGTAGCACCATGTGAATATGATGGTATACCTGTTGATTCATCTGCTAGTTGTCTAAACTTATCAAACATTTGTAAGTTTTCTACAGCAGTATTTGGAAACTTTAATCCATGAACAGCTTGACCTGTTTGACCACTCTGTCTTCTAAATATTTTACCAGGAAATACTTTCATATCCTGACCAGGTACTAGCATAGTTTCATCAACATCAAATACTAAGTTACCTGCTAATGCCAAATTATCAATAGCCATTCTAGCATGACCATTCATAATTTGTTGTGAGTCTTCCATATTTTCTGCAATACCAACTCCAAAGAATTGATAAGGATTAACTTCATATGGACACACTAAATAAGGAATTCGTTTAGGAGTAAATGGATTTTCTACTAATCGTAAAATATGATTACCACATATCCACACATTGACATGAACAAAGTCCATATCATCTTCAACTTCTAATCCACATTCTCTAGCAACATCTGCATCAAGAATACCCCAATATTCTAAAACTTCAAATCTATTTTTATAAATACTAGTAATATTTTCTCTATCATATAATGAAGATTCATATCCTCGTACTTGATAGTTAGGTCCTTCTTGTAAACATGTTTCAACAGCCTCTTCATCAAACATAGGTTTCTTTTTTAAATCAGCTAATTGCTGTTTATTAAAACTATGTCTTTGAATTACATAATCACAATCATCAATATTCGTAGCATTTGGATCTGGATAAAAATCCCAACAAGATACAGCTTCAATACTTGGAACTGTTTTTTCTTTTGCTACATAAATATTTACATCTTCAACTCTATCATAACTATGATATGTTTTAGTATTCGTAAATGGACCTTTAATAATTCCTGTACCCATTAACGCCATTTCAAAAAAAGTATGACGCATAATAGTAACAGCTTTAGATTCTTCTAATTGATCATGAACTAATTTTTCCATAGCTTCTGCAGCCATGTTAGCTGGTTCAATTTGAGGTTCACCTTGAATAGAAGACCCTTCTTCAAAACCTAACTTTTCATAATCAACAGCTAAAGTTCTTAATAAATCAGAAGCAGTTGCTCCAGGAGGAATAGTTTTACCATCGCCTACATAACCATAGATATCTTTTGCTTCTAAATTTTTTGGTAATTCCTCTTCTTCTTGTTGTGCTTGAGGATTTAATCTAGCATATTCAGCAGAATTTTCTGGAACAGGAGTTGGTTTAATTCCTAATGGAAATTTACCTTGAGAAAATAATACTTCAATAATTTGACCGAACGCAGCAAGAACTTTAGTCTTTGTAATTTTTACAAATACTTTAGATTTTTCATTATCACGAAAAGCCATTTCAGGACCATAGATACCTCTATAGTTTCTATAAGCTTTTAACCATCGTTTCTCATCATATATCTTAGAAGTTTCTGATTCTTGAAACTTACTACGAATATGACCAACAAGATTATTACCGTGATATGAGTCTTGTTGTTTATCGTCAGCCATTATACTATTAGTTTAAATTAGTAATCTCTTTCGTCTGCCATTTTAAAAATAGAAGCATCTACGCCAGACTTAGATTTGTTTTTTGGATATTCACCTTTAGTCATATCACCATGCATGACTTTTTTGTTAGGATCCATAGACATCTTTTCTTTCATAGTTTTAGCTTCAGCAGCAGTAGATAATTCTCCGTGCTTTATTTTTTTCATCATGATGTTTTCTCCTGTTATTAATCTTGTACTTTAACTGGCTTGCCAGATAAATTAGTATATCGTTTTAGTTTTTCCTGTAGATTACTTCGTATAGTTTTAAAAGTTTCAGGTTCAAATGCATAAGGATTTTCTTCTACTTCTTTTAATACTTGATAAGTTCGAGTAAACTGTACTGGTTTTTTTGGTGGTAGATCAGCCATTATTAATATTATAATTAGTAAATTAGTAATCTTTTTCATCAGCTAAACTAAAAAGACTAGCTTGCATATGTTCTGATCCTGATTTAGAAGGATAGTTAATATCCTTTAAATAGTTTTCAGATTCATATTTGCCAGGTGCATCTTTAGTAAAGTCAATATTGACAGTTGGTTGATTGGGTTGTTTACCATCAGCAGCTGTACTTAATTGACCTTGCGTTATTTTAGCTTTTGGATTAAATGATTTTTCCATTAGTCCTCGTCCTCCTCTTCATTATCATCATCAAAATCTTCATCCTCTTCAAACTCTTCGTCTTCAGATTCTAAAGCTTTATCACGAATTTTTTGTAAATCTTCTTCCATTCTATCAACAATATCTAATAATGTTTCTTCTTTCTTTTTTTTAGGCATGGGGTTTTCTCCTTGGTTGGTTTCATCATAGCATGCATCATCAAAAGATACACACGAAGATTCTATGTTATGTTTTTTTCTAGGCATCTATTAACGATTTTATTTTTAATATATTTTTTGTGGGTATCGTTGTTGTTGACCCACCTTGTTTAATTTCTTCATTTGGTTCAAAACTAAAATCAGCCATGAGAACAACTCTAAACTGATCTTGATAAACTAACCATCCCACACTACAGCATATAGCTGTTTGTGATTTTTTAATATCTACAATATCATTCCATGATGAATCCGAAACAATATCTTCCCACCAGACTTTGACTAGTTTGTATGGAAAATTTTTTTTATTTCTTACTGGAAGTTTTTTTACTTTTCGCTTTAGTGACACCTTTTAACTTCCCTTTGTTTTCTGTAGCATAAAAAACAGCAGTACCTTTTTTAGCACCATACTGTTTCTCCATAGCTTTCTTAATTTTTTTTCCTTTAGCTGTAAGTGGCATATTAGTATTTAGATTTCATTTTCTTTCCACTTTTTTTAGCGGCTTTTTTTGCTTCAGCTTTTCCCTTTTTTGTATAGGGAAATTTTTTATTTCCTACCATTGGCATAGTATATTCTCCTAGTATCCAAATTTGGTATCTACTGGTATGAAGTTAGATCCATAATTATTATTAAAAGCTTTAGCATACCCTGGATGTAAAGGTCTACTCATACAACCATATCGTAAAGCATCATATGCATGATCTTCTGCCTTTGTATCTACATCTTCAGGATTATTACTATCAATAGGTAATGTTCCTAAAGTTCGTATTAAGTTACGGCATGTAGAAAAAATTCTAAGTCCTGGTTCTTTTGTATCAGGATTAATTGAAAGTCGTTTATGCACTTCTAGTTTTCCGCTGATTCTAGATTTAGGAGAACGATCGGATGGTCTCCATCTACATCCAGCTTGAATCATAGTCTCTGCAATACTTGGTCCAATGTCTCCACGTTTAGCCCAAGTACTTGAGTCTAGAACTCCATAAGCAACATGCTCACCATGTTCTAATTCTAAAACTTTTCTAGCAAATACGTCTGCAGTTAGTTTCGTTGTGTATAATTCTCTATAGCACCAAAGATTGTTATCATAATCAATAGCAAACCAAAGGCAACAAGCAGGAGAACTATAACCCCAGTCTGCAGCACGAAAACGATACCAACCTTTAGGAATCTCAAAAGGTTCGACAACATGTGTATCCTTTTTAAATTCTGGAAAAGATGAATCATCAAAAGCATCCCAATCTCCATCTAAAAATTGTCTACGCTGAACTTCAGGTAAAGATGCTAACATGACATAGTAATCATCTGTTTGCATCAAGGATGGATTATCTTGAAGCTTAGCTGGTATAAATCTTCTTGTAATTTTTCTTACACCTGTAGGTGTGTTAATAGAAATCTCAAATGTCTTATTAGGTTCACTTGGATCTACAAACATTTCTCTTACCCATTGTGATCCTATGTTACCTGGATTGCCAGTGGCTCTCATAAACACAGGTATCTCTGGGTCTACAGATCTTAACGAAGATCGTAAAAAATTATAAATATCGGGAGTAGGATATTGTGGTAACTCGTCTATTCCTATCCATGTGTAAGATTGACCTTGGTAACGTAAAACGTCCTGCATGTTTTCTGCATAACCAAATTCGATTCTTGCACCTGATGGAAATCTCCATTCCTTTTCTTGTTCTCTCCATTTTGCTCCTGGAAATGCCCTTGAGTATAATCGCTGAGAATGATTAATTAAATCTCTCAACTCTGGCATTGTCCTTCTTATTAGTAGTGCCCTATGAGAAGCTTTCGTACAATAACGTAACGGGTCAACTAACATGGCGTAGGATTTACCTCCACCTCTAGCACCACCATAAAAAACTTCTCGTTCTGAAGCTGCAAGAAAATCTGTTTGTGGACCTACATTAGGTTTAAAGATTACTTCTTGCGATTTGATATGCTCTTGAACATTATTAGGAACACTTTCAATTATGTCTTCAGTGAGTAGTTGTGTTTCTTTTCCGACTAGTACTTGGTTAACAGTCTTTAGTTTATTTTTTAAATTTTCTGCTGACTGTTTTGCTGAACGTAATGTTTGCTCAGCTTTCGCTACTTTTTTTCTACTTCGTTCGAGAGCTTGTTTTGCAGATAGCTTAGCCTTCTGCCTTTTCTTCTTGATGACCTTCTTGGGTTTCG